CCCACATGACAGCCAAAGAAGATAGGAAGAGAGAAGAATTGGAAAGGAAAGAACGGGAGATAGAACTACAAGCATTGCTAGATAGAAACGAGACTAAAAAGACAATTCTAAAGAAAAAGAGGGAAGATGAAGAGATAGAAGAAACGTTGACAAGACTAAATTTACTAGAAGAAGAAAGAAAGGAAATAGCTAATAGAAGTAGAATAGAACTTATCGACGCTAGTCGCCGAAAAGTTGAAGAGATGAATAGAAAAAGAGAAGAAGAAATAAAAAAGGAAATGGACTTCAGGGAAGAACAGGACGACTACATACAAGAACTAACAGAAAGAATTGAAGAAATGAAAGAAAGAAGAATGAGGGTGAGCGGAGTGAAAATGAAGATTAGTGTAGCAGAAGCAGGAAAAGGGATGAAAAAGAAGAAAGAAGAGAAAGCGGCTAGTCCGCAAGAGATCAAGACAGAAGAAGACTTCCTTGAAAACTACATCAAGGAAGAGATGAAAAGAAGAATTGATGATATGAAGGAAATAGAAATGAAATTCCCTGAAATGAGAAATGAAGAACTAGAAAAAGAACTAGAAGAACTAATCTATCGAGAGGAAGGAAAAGAGGAAAGGAATAGACTAGAAGAGGAACTTAAAAGAGTCAACGTAAGAAATCAGCTCAGAGAGATCTGGGCTGAGATGGAAGGAGAGGAAAGAAAAAGGATATTAGAAGAGAAGAACAGACCGAGTAGAATAAGCTGTCATAAACGCGCTGTCGCGTATGCCATGCGCTTACAAGGCGCAGCAATTAAGCTCTTCAACGAAGAGACCACGCTAGGAACAACCACACTACACATGAGTAGACACAATGACTACTCCAGGGTTGATCCTAGAGCCCGACGACTACCATCGAGCCTTAGACCCACCAATCCAGAACCAATACAGGGGAAAGCGCTCTTTCTAAGTGAGCGAGGAGCGAAGCTACGCATTGCTACGCTACACTCCGCCGGGACAACCGCCCTATCCCAGGCACTTAACCAACAAGTGATCCCACTACTGAAGCATATCGCTGCTTCAAGACCTGCATTAGTCGAGACTGACCCGATAAAAATGCTAAAACGATTAACACACAGGTTCAATCCGCACGAAAAGACTTATTCAGCGGATCTTATTACAGCCTCGGATCACATCCCCCACGATGTTTGTCTTGCAATTGTGAAAGGGTGGGGACGTGCCCTGAACTGGGATGACCCAACATATGCCTTGGCTAAAAGTCTTCTGGGCCGAGTGAAACTAACAACAAAGTTTCAAAAACGGCCGGTAATAACAACCAAAGGTGCTTTGATGGGTCTCGGTTTAACGTGGCCAGCTTTATCCATGCTTAACATGTTTGCTGCCGAGTACAACGCGAGTCGGTACGCTAAACGAAAGTATGTGGTATGTGGTGATGATCTAGCAGCGAGATGGTCTAAGGCTGACATCACGCGCTACGAACACCTTATCCACCGACTTGGACTCAAAATAAACAAGAAAAAGTCACACCAAGCGGTCTCACTGGGAGTATTCACTGAAATTGTATTCAAAGTTCTCCAAGATGAGCGTAAGAAATCGGTCATTCGAATACTAGAACGACCGAAAGCCAGTATAATAACACTTGCAAAGGCCTTATCCGTTACTGGCAATTCCCTACGGGCCGACATACCACTCGAGT